AATGGTTCAAATGTTGAGTTCGTAGTAGCTACAACAGGTTTATCAAACTTAACAACTGTTGGTGTATCTTTGGATTACCATGTACAACCTACAGCAGCTTTAAGAGGTGACTTCGAAGATAGAGGTACTGATTTAGCAATCCCAGAAATCGAATTAGAATTGAAATCTGAGCCTATCGTTGCTAAGACAAGAAAATTAAAAGCTATTTGGACTCCAGAATTAGCTCAAGACTTAAACGCTTACCATAGTGTAGACGCTGAAGCTGAGTTAACTCAAATGTTAAGTGAGTACATCTCTTTAGAAATCGACTTAGAAATCTTAGAAATGTTACAACAAAATGCTTTCACAACTGACTACTGGTCTTCTAAAGTAGGATATGACTGGAATGGTGCTGGATTCGCTATCGACTCTTCAGCAGCTGCAGCATCTGCTTACACTAAGAGCACTTGGTATCAAACTTTAGGTATCAAATTACAAAAGGTATCTAACAAAATCCATCAGTTAACAATGAGAGGTGGTGCTAACTTCGTAGTAGTATCTCCAAACGTTGCAACTATATTGGAATCAATGAATGGTTTCTCTGCTAACCCAGGTAAAGACGCTTTATCTTTCGCAGCAGGTGTTTCTAACATCGGTTCTATCTCTAACAGATATGACGTTTACAAAAACCCATACATGACTGAGAACGTATTATTAATGGGCTTCAAAGGTTCTAACTTCTTCGAGACTGGAGCAGTTTACGCACCATATGTACCATTGATTATGACTCCATTAGTTTATGACCCAACTAACTTCACTCCAAGAAGAGGTGTTATGACTAGATATGCTAAGAAAATCGTAAGACCTGAGTTCTACGGTAAGATTATCATTGATGGTTTAGACACTCTTTAATCTTTGAGTAGATTAGATAAGTAATAGACTTACAATAAAAGAAAAAGGGAGAGTAGAAATACTTTCCCTTTTTTTATTTATATTTATAGTAAATTATCATACAATGTCATATCCTGAACCACGTTATCATAGACAAGAAACTGCAAAAGAATATACAAAAATTTATACATTACAACCAACGGATGATGTTGTATTACGACAAGAAGATGGTATGTTGGGATATATTTCAGCGGGCCAATTTGCAACAACCGGTTCTAACGAATTAATAGGAACACAAATTATAAGTGGTAGTTTACAATTGAGTGGTTCGGTATATGTTAATGGCCATAAACAATATAATTATGGTCAATTCTACGATTTAAATACACAAAGTGGTTCATCTGGTTCTATTCAATCAATGCAAATTAGAACGACAGACTTATCAAACGGAGTATCAATAGTAAGTGGTTCACAAATAAAAGTAGAAAATGCAGGAGTTTATAATTTACAATTTAGTGCTCAATTAGAAAATACTGCAAATACTAATATAGTATTTTACATTTGGTTTGCAAAAAACGGAGAAAATATTCCAAACTCAAACACACATATTGATGTTGCAAAAGCACAATCGGCACATTTGGGTAAACAAGTAGCTTCTTGGAATTTTATATTTGATTTGGAAGCAAACGATTATGTTCAAATAAAATGGTCGTCTGATAATAATGGTGGAATATTACATTATGATGCAGGAACACCATCAATTCCAGGAACACCATCGGTAATTACAACGATTACACAGATAGCATAACATTCTTTTTTTATTCTTATATTTATAGTAGTAAAACTATAAATTTTAAGTAATGTCTGTAAACACATATTGGACGGGTTCATCTGCATCAGAATTTTCATCATCAGTAGTATTATCAATTGCAACTCCATTTGGATTATATGATAGTGATACTGATTTTAGATTGGATGCTCCTAAAACTTCGGTTTGGGTAGCTAGAAGATTGGGTTATCCTATTGTAAATATTGAATTAGATAATCAACAAATTTGGGCATGTTTTGAAGAATCAGTTTCGGAATATTCTGCACAAGTAAATCAATTTAATATTAGAAATAATATTGATATTTTAAGAGGACAACCTAAAGGTAAAGTTTCAAACTATTCACAAACACTTGTAGATGGTTCATATTTACCAACCGCAGTTCGTATGTCACAACAATACGGAACACTTGCAGGAGTAGGTGGTAATACTGCAATTAAAAAGGCATATGTAAATTTAACATCATCGGTTCAAATATATGATTTAATAAATAATGCATACGATGCAACAACTGGAAATAGTATTTCATCATCATTATCAGGTTCATCATCGACAATAGATGTATTCAAAGTATATCATGAAGCAGTTCCTGCAATTACAAGATTCTTTGACCCATATTCAGTTGGAGCACAAGGAACATTAAATTTAATGAGTGAGTTAGGATTTGGTAATTTCTCACCTGCTGCACAATTCTTAATGATGCCAATATATGAGGATGTATTAAGAATGCAACAAATTGAATTTAATGACCATATTAGAAAATCAACTTTTTCATTTAATATAGTAGATAATAAATTAGAAATATTTCCAGTTCCAACGGGTATGGGAAAAACTAAGGTTTATTTTGAATATATAAGTAGAGATGAATTTGAACATGATTCACAAACTATTCAATCAGATTCACTTTCCGACTATTCCGACATTCCATATGATTTTATTCAATATAGAAATATAAATGATGTGGGTAAACAATGGATTAGAAAATATACTTTAGCACTTGCTAAAGAATTATTAGGTGCAATTAGAGAAAAGTATAGTTCAGTTCCTATTCCAGATGGTGAATTGCAATTGGATGGTGCAGCATTGAGAGCTGAAGCTCAAGTTGAAAAAGATATGTTACTTGAACAACTTAGAGGAAATTTAGAAGAAATGAGTAGAAAGAATGTGATGGAAAATAAAGCACATGAATCTACACACCACCAAGAAATGTTAAGAAAAGTTCCTTTAAAATTATATGTAGGATAATATGCCAAAATTTGCAGTAGGTAGAGATATCGAATTATTTAAGAGTTTTGCCAGAGAAGTGGTAGACGATGTTGTAGAAAACATTGCAGTTTTATTTAAAGTAAATTTAAATGAAACTAAAATAAACCTATATGGTGAAGCTACAAATAAGACATGGTATCCAGGAGTAGAATTGAATGTTTTAATAAATAAATCCGGCCAAACTGCAGGATATGAAGGATTTGGCTCAGATACATCACAAAATGTAGAATTTAGATTTGATAGATGGATGTTAGAGGAAAAAAATACATACCCAGAAATAGGTGATATCATTTTCTTTGACCAATCTTATTATGAAATTGATAATACAACCGAAGTTCAATTTGTAGGTGGATTACCATCAAATAATTTTAGTGTTGTATGTTCTACATTTATTGTAAGAAAATCGGCCTTAAACATTGAAGAAAGAGTAAAATAATATGTCTACAAACCCACTTAGAGAAAATCTAAATAGAGCAGAGCAAGTTAAAGTTACAAAACAAGACTTGAAACAGAGTGTATCTCTTTTTGATATAGATTATGCAATGATGTCTTATTTGGAAGATACTGCATTACCAACTTTAGACGATAATGGTAAAGCTTTAAAAATTCCAGTTATATATGGTAATTCGGAAAGATGGAAGGGTGCACAAAGAGATGGTATTTTCAGAGACAATAAAGGTAGAATACAATTACCATTGATGATGATTCGTAGAAACTCAATTACGAAAGACGAATCTATGCCTATGTTAAATAGACATGTATCATATCCAACTGTAACAAAATATTCAAAAGATAATAGATACGATAGGTTTAGTTTAATGGGTACGAGTGTAAAGCCTAAATACGAATTGTATAATATAACCATGCCACAATATGTAGAGGTTAGTTATCAATGTATGGCTTGGACATCATATACCGAACATTTGAATAAGGTAATAGAACAATTACAATTTGCAGGAAGTTTTTGGGGAGATAAAGATAAGTTTAAATTTAAAGTAAGTTTGTCCGATTTTGAAGTTATAAATGAAGTAGGAGAAGGAAC